CCATGATGCAATTAATGGTACGACTACTTGGAAAGATGCGATTGCAAAAGTTAAATCAGACAATCCAAAAGCATAATTAATTTTTAACACGAACAAACATAGGAGGTTTAGTCTTATGACTAAAGCTAGAGACATTGCTGACTTTAAATTTGAGAACATAACTGATATTGGTACTGAGGGAACTAGAATTGCTCTTGGTACAACTGCTCAGCGTGGTTCTACTACTGGTCAAATTAGATTTAATTCTACAATTAATCTTGCAGAATATTATAATGGTTCAGTTTTTAAAACTATTGATACTCCACCAACAATTTCAAGTATTAATGATACAGAAGTTGATAGTGCGGGGGGTGGTAATCAAACTATTATAATAACAGGCTCAAATTTTACATCTGGTGCAGTAGTTAGTTTTGTTGGTACATCGGCATCATTTAATGCCTCATCAACAACAGTTGATAGTGCTACACAAATAACAGCAGTTGCATCTAAAGCATCTTTCTTAAATGCTCAAGAACCTTATGCTGTTAAAGTTACAGCTGCCTCTGGTTTAACGGGAACATTAGCAGATGCAATAAATGTTGATAATGATCCAACTTGGTCAACATCAGCGGGTTCATTAGGTAATAAAGAAATTGGAGATACGGGAACACATTTTACAGTTTCGGCAACAGACCCAGATGGAGATACTGTAAGTTATGCAGTACAATCTGGTTCTTTACCAACTGGTACATCATTAAATACAAGCACGGGAGCAATTTCTGGAACAATAGGCGGTTCAGCATCTACCTTTAGTTTTACTATAAGAGCAACAGCAAATGTAAAAACTGCTGACAGAACATTTACAATAACAACAGCAGTACCTACAAACTATTTTGGAGATGGTTCAGATGGTGCATTAGATACAACACCTTAATAACAATGGAGATTAATTAAAAATGGCAAATGTAACATACACAGTACCTAATAAGAATGGTTCTTATGATGGCGATATGGTCGTTAAACAATATACTACTGTTAATATAGATAGTGGCGATACTGTTACAACAGATCAACCATGTAGAGGAATGTTTTTATTATCTACTGGAAATTTTACTGTTGATGGTACTCTTTCAATGAGAAGTAAAGGTGCATTTGCTAACCCTACAGCAAGCGGTGGTTCAGATAGTAATGCAGTTGACAGTAATGGATTAAGATTTCCATTCTTAACATCTAGTGGTTCTTCATCTTTAACTGCGGCTAACACTTTATTAAATGGTTGTGGAACAACAGCTAGAAGTGTAATTGCAAATTTTAAAACATTAGCATCTAACGGAACAATACTCACTTTAGTTAGACAAGGTGCTAATGGTGGAAGTGGAGTAGGAAGTGCTTTCAATGGAGTAAATGGTAATAATGGCTCAAATGGTTCAACTGGTCAATCTGGCGGTGGAGGCGGTGGAGCCTCAGCTTATAATAGTACCTCAAAATCTGGTGCTTATGGATCTTGTTTTTCTGGTGGCTCTGGAGGTGGTTCGGCAGATGATGATAGTGGTGGTAACTGGGGAAACTCTGGTGGTAGTGCTACAGATGCAATTAATTGGGGTGGTGCTGGTGGAAACTCTGGAACTGGTCATGGTTCATGTGGTTCGGGTGGTGCGGGAAATCCAAAAGGAAATCCATACGATACATCTGGAAGCTCCTCTGTAGTATCAGTAAATGCAGATGAGGGAAATGGTACTGGTGGTTTAATTATTATTGTTTGTGGTGGAAATGTAACTGTAGGTGCTAGTGGAAAAATTACAGCAGAGGGTGGTCGTTCAGACCATGCTGTTGGTAGTAATGATTGGGTATCTACTGGTGGTGCTGCTGGTGGCGGAAACATTATTATTGCACATAAAGGAACATATACAAACAATGGAACTGTTACAGCTAATGGTGGCGTGGCTGGAAAGTGTTGGAGTAATTCTGTTGGTGGTTCTTTATCAAGTGGTACATATCATCCAGAGGGTGGTAATGGTGGTAATGGCTCTGTTCAAACACTACAAATTATGTAATGCAACACGAAATTATTGATAATTTTTTAGATAAACAACAATTTGAAAAAGTAAAAAATAAATTATTACATCATAATTTTGGTTGGTATTTATCACATGATGTAGCGTCAACAGATAATAAAAATAAAGAACATTATAATTTTACTCATAAATTTTATGAACATTATAGAATAAACTCTGAAGTATTTAGTGATTTATTATTTATTATAAATAAACTTGAAGTTAAATCTTTATTAAGAATTAAAGCAAATTTATATCCTAAAACTGAAAAAATAATAGAACACGATTTCCATGTTGACTATGAGTTTCCTCATAAATCAGCATTATATATGATTAATACAAACAATGGTTTTACTATTTTAGAAGATGGAGAAAAAATAGAAACAAAAGAAAATAGAATGTTATTATTTGATGCAAGTAAAAAACATAAAAGCACAACTTGCACAGATGATATTTATAAATGCAATATAATATTTAATTATTTTTAACAAAACAATTTATCAACAAAGGAGCTGCTATGAAAATAGCCTTGGTTATGCTCATGTGCAGCGCAATCGAGGGAGCGTGTATGCCACCGCACATGATGACAACAACACACGATACATATTATGATTGCCTCCAGGCTGGTTATACAGAGGCTATCAAAAAACAAACTGAGATAGGGAGACAAGAAACTAATAAACATAAAATATTTATTAGGTTTGTTTGTAAGCCAGTAAATGAAATCTAAAAAAAAAAGAACTACAATAAAAGATTTTGCAGAGGATAGAGCTGCATTAAGAATATCTTACCATGAAAAAGTCTGTGCTGAAAGAATGAAAACTTTATTTAAAGCAATAGATGAAATGAAAAAAGATATTAAAAGTTTAAAAGAAGATATGAATAGAGGTAAAGGTGCAGCTGCAATTATAATTTTAATTGGAGGTTTAATTGGCTCGATCTTTTACTTCTTCCAGAAATAGAAAAACTGCTGCCAAAGGTTTAGAGACGGAGCTGCTAGCGCAAGCTAGATTTGCTGCTGATCCTAACCTGGTTGTCTTTACTCCTACTGGTTCTAAGGGACCAATAGATCTACTGGTGCTTAACTTAACAACGGGAGAGTACACGGCTTATGATGTCAAGACACGAAACTTTAGAAAAAACGGATCTAAGATACACCGAGCAAGAACAAAGGAGCAAAAGTCTCTAGGTGTTAAAATTCTTAACTTTGATCCACATAAAACTTGAGGAGTTAAAATGGCAGATTATACAGAATTGCAAAATAAGATTAAATCGCATGAGGGGTACAGAGATCATATCTATAATGATAGCCTTTCCATTCCTACTTTTGGTTATGGTCACATGGTACTTCCCGATGACGATCTTGTTGAGGGTAAGCATTATCCTATTGAAGTTGCTGAGGAGTATTTCATTAAAGATTTTAATATTGCTGTATCGGCTGCTGAGAAACTTATAGGCGATATTAATTTAAACCACATTCAAAAGTGCTGCATTATTCAAATGTGTTATCAGCTTGGTGGACCAAGAACATCTAAGTTTAAAAAGATGTGGCAAGCTCTAAAAGATGGAGACATCCAGGAGGCATCCGCACAAATTTTAGACAGCCAATGGAATAAGCAAACTCCTGGTCGATGTGCAGAAGTAGCAGCAGAAATGGCAAGCAGTAATATATGATCCAATTTTTAGGTTTCTTAAAAAATCCTTTAGTTAAATTTGTAGCAAATAAAACTATGGGTGCAATTACCCATAAGCTAGAAAAAGACAAAATAATAAAAGCCAAAGAACTTGAGGCTGCTAATAACCTGGATGTTGCTAAAGTTGGAGTGCAGCTTGAACAAGTTAGGCAGCAAGAACACTCATTAAAAGATGAGTGGTTATGTTTATTTTTTACGCTGCTCATGGCTGCACATTTCATTCCAGCATTTCAGCCAGCTATGGATAAAGGCTGGGATATTCTTGGAAAAGCAGATCCTTATTTTTGGATAATAATTTTGACAATAGTTGGAGCGTCTTTTGGTGTAACTACTATGAATAAATTAAAGAAAAAATAGGGGGGTATGTAGATGCCAGACTACCTCAAGATCGCAGTCTCCGTGGCTCCTAGGAGCATATAGAATCATAATTTATGGCTAGAATTAAGTTTGATGTAAATAAACTCCCACATGAGAGGATCCCCAAAAAGACTTCAATAAGCAAAAGAAAGAAACCTAAATTTTCTAGTATGAATAAACATAAGAAAAGAACTTGGAAGAAAAGAAATAGAGGTGGGATGTGAAAGATAAAGACACAATCAAGGTTAGCTCTGATAGTAAGCTGCAGCTCCCTCTTGCTAATTTAATTGGAATAATTCTTGTCGTTTCTGGAGCCGTATTCGGATATGCAAATTTAACTGGGAGGATTAGCTCGCTAGAGACAGCTGATACTTTATTCCAGGCAGATCTATTAAAGAAAGCTGAACAAGAACCTAAGAACCTGGAGATGTTTATGTTGATTGAACATTTAGCATCTCAAATAGAAAGTATTGAAAAAGAGATTGAGGCTAGCAGATATAACAAAGTTAATATCGATCATTTAAAAGAACAAGTTGAAACCATAAATAAACAAATTGAAAAATTAAGAAACGGAAATCATTAAATGGAATTAGTTTTTGCGCTGCTTATGTACCTGGGAGATCCTCCAGTTTTAAAAGAACATTTATTGATGCCAAATTTATCTGAGTGCCTGGCTAAAAAAAGAATAGCAACAAGAAATTCAAACGCTCAATATGCTTGCATGAAAGTAAATGCAGTAGTTAAGGATGGTAAAATTATAAGCATCTCTAAAACAGATGACTAAGAAAACCTGGAAGAAACCAGTACAAATAGTCATGGACATAGGCTTATGCCGCTATTGTAAAAAGTCGATGATTAATACTGAGAGCTTTGTAGCTTTTGCAGATAAGACTAAAGCTCATTATGAATGTATGAAAAAAGACGATGAGCTGCGAGAAAAGACCCAGGCAATAATAGAAGATAAGATAGATAAACTTCTAGCGGAAGATAAGACTTATGAATAATGGTCTGGGTGGCAAGATTTGAACTTGCGATCCCCTGGTCCCAAACCAGGTGCGATACCAGGCTTCGCTACACCCAGACATTTATTAAAATTACGAGAGGATTATCAGAGGATTTCAGATATATCAACCGCAACACTCTCAATAAAATCAATGCTTATTTCATTGTATTTTTGGCAAGAATTTAGTTTCAATTTAAGCTAGAAGTGTTGTAAACACTAGTCGGATGTAAGATTTGTTCGATAGGTTCAAATACTATCGACACTTGTTGGGATTGCTAGCTTATTTAAGGGATAGAGGATTTTTCGGAGGATTAAGTTGATCCTCCCTTTTTTTTTGCGTGTTATTATTTTTTAGCGAATTTGATTATAGCATCTGGAAGTACATCTCCCTTGCTATCAAAATCATTTAGATATTGATCGTATAATTCTTGAACTCTCCAATCAAAATTAAAGGTAGGAACATGAGCCATCTCCAGATGTAATTTAAAAAGGAGATAGCTCATGGGTTGCGCCATTAATTAAGGAGCATTCCCTCAATGGCAGCAATTCTTTCTGGCTGGTTTTTATCAATATCTTTGTAATACCACTTATTAGGGGTATCCATATTGCTCCATCCAAATCTAAGCATTAATTGCTTGTCTGTAAATTGTTGAGTGTCTCTTAGATAAGAATAACTAAACTTTCTAAATGGAGACATTCCATTTTGCCATGAAATTCCACATCTCTTAGCAGCTCTTATTATTCTCATTTTAGCCGATGCTTTTGTGATACCAAATAGCATTTTATATTTGCCATTCTTTTTAGGAACATGACACTCCATCCAGTTTTTAAGCATGATTGCTAAACCTTTAGAGATCTCAATTCTTCTTTTTGATGTTGCGGTTTTTAAGAAGTTTTCTCTAAGATTATCCCATTTATCTAAACTGTGATTAGTATAGATAAGAGCTGGTCTGCTTTTTAGATCTATATCAGAGTGAGTTAAACCTAGTAGCTCATTTAATCTGCAGCCAGTTTCAGCAGCAGTATAAAATAAAACCTGGTTTAATGGATCTAGCTCAGCATCTACTATTTTTAAAACATCTTTATATTTAGGCTGCCATTTAGCTTTAGTATTTTCATCCTGGAAAAAGTTTTTATTAAATTTCCAATTAAGAATACTTGGATCTATAACCCACTTTCTAGCCAGGCAATATCTAATAAACAATTTAAAGGTAGCAACAGTATCTTTAATTGATTTTTTGCCTAGTTTTTTAGTGCCTCTAATTACCATAGTTTTTCCACCTGGTAAGTTTTTAACCATCATTGCATTGGACCCGATAAGAGCTGGTATATAACTCTTTTCAAAATCATAGAGGGTATAGTCGGAAAGTTGATCTTTGCTTATGTGTGGAGCTATATGGTTGTTTATATACCCGCAAATATGCAATCTAAACTCATGTGTCTTTAACTTATCCTCTAAAACATCTTTTTTATATTGCTCAAAAGCAACATTAAAAGAGATCTTTTCTGGAGCTGCCAAGTGTGGTTCCATCTGTCTCAAACTTTCAGCAAATGAATAAGCAGCTCTTTTTTGATTTAGGTCGTATGTAGCTTTAACTGCTTTGGTTCCTTTATCATCCTTAGTAAAGACAATATATTTCTTACCACCAGCTCTCTGCTTTTTTTCTACCCAAGCCATCTTTAACATTATTGTAATCCCTCACTTTCTGCCATTTTTCTAATATTAGGATTTGCATAGAAATCTCTGTAAGTTTCATAATTGCAAATCAATAAAAAACCTGGATCATTGGTTTTTTCGATCTTAACTTTTCTTACTGTTCCCGCAGCCTCAGCATAATCCTTTATGAATTTTTTATGAGCTTGAGGGATAGTTTCGCCAGAAAAAGTTTTTTCTCTTCCTGGCAATTTGTAAGTACATAAATAATAGGGTGTTCCACCAGTACCAGCCATTAAGCAGCCTCCATAAGTTTTTTGATTTGTTGATTTGTACCATAAGCAAAAGTAATCCAATCTCTTGGAGTACAAGCAGCTCTAGTACCATGTTTGTCTTTACATAAATCAGAATAAACAGAATGATCTATTTGTCTGTCATGTAAATCTTGTAAAGCATCATCTAAAGTTTTAAATTTTTCTTTAGAGAGATAATTTTTGTCTGTACCTTTGTAGATCATGTAATGATTATCATCGTGAAATTTACAAACAAGATACTTACCCATGCCTTGCACATAATAAGTTTTTTTTAAATTGTCTGTAGCAATTCTAGTTATTTCTAACATTAAGCAGCCTCCTGGGTTGTTTGATAAACTAATTGAGAATTGAAAACTTCTCCCTCAAAATGATGCTGCTTTAATTTCTTTAAATTTTTAAAGAAACCAACTAAGGCAGCTTTAGTATTAACAATATTAAAGTGAGTAGTTTTTAACTTGATGTAATTTTTTGCAGACTTGAAATGGTAATTATTATTTCCAGCAACAAAAAATTTATTAATAAAAGCATTTAACCATTTGCCTTTATCAGTTTTGTTAGAGATCTTAGGAACCTTATAAGAAACATCTTTTTTCTTCCAAGATCTAAAAGGATCAGTTTGTAAAACAAAATGAACGATCATGCAGCCTTTCTTTTTTTCTCCCAAACATAAAGCGTCTTGCCAATAACTTTGGTGCTTACATTTTCAAGAGGGAGGATTTTAGTTTCAAAGAAATTTTCAAGAGCCTTGAAAGTCTTGAATTTGTATTTTTTAAATTTCTTCATTGACAATATATATATAAGCATCCATTGACGGAGTGTCAAGTCTATATTGTCAATTAGTCAAATAGTTTGCTTATATGGTAATTTTAATAAGGCGTAAGGGAGGATCTCTGCCTAAGCAGCTTTTTAGAATGATTATAAAAAAGCCAGTTATGTTTGTAATTTAACTAGCTCGTCTTGCAGCTGGATGACATCAATTAATTTTGAATGCGCATCTTTAGAGAGAGCTGCAATACCTGGCGGATATATTCCGTCATTTTTTTTCTTTAGTCTCGTTATCTTTATGTTCAGAGACTTTCTCTCTTTTTCCTTTTCCTGGATCTGTTCCTCCAGGTGTTGATAGTGCGTTTGCATTTGGATCTACCTCCTTTATGCGTTTAAAGTCATAGCTTAAAGTTTTTTCTTCTATGACTATTTTGGCAGCAGAAGAGGGTACACTAGCCTTTACCGCTGCATCTAAAGTAGGGAATGTTTCAATAGCATTAAAGCTAACTCCACCACTCCAGAATTTTTCAAATTTTTTTTCCATTACGGATGATCCTTTAAAAGTTTATTATATTCTTTTAGATCTTTAATTTCTTTTAATGCTTTATCGTATTTTATTTTTAATTTTTTATGATCTTCGTTTAGATTTCTAAATGCTTGAATAGCCTCTTTGGTGTATCTTAAATCGTCAATTTTTTCTTCGTATGAATTATTTAACCAATATAGTGCATCTTTTGGGTTTTGCAACATTACTGATCGCATAGTTATCCCAAACTTATCCATGCCTTGATCGCATCTACTTAATAGATCTGAAATAACCTCATTAGTATTTGGGTCGTCTGATAGATCTATTTGTTTATGCGGATACTTCTGTTCTTGCCTGGTAGTCTCGTTAGCCATCCTCTTGCCTCTAAATTTAATACTATTTTATGAACACCACTTTTAGATTTTAATCCAGCAGCTCTCATCATTTCTTCATAAGATGGAGCTACTGGTTCCTTTTTCATATATGATTTAATAAAGTCAAAAATTGTCTTTTGTCTTGGACTTAAACCATATTTCATATTAGTTCCCTAAAATTGACCCATAAAGTCATCCCCAGGTGTTGCTGTTGGAGTGGGACCAGAGCTGCTAGATTTCTTAATAGTTATTTTAACAGATTTATCTTCCTGGAAATAACCACTAGCCTCCATCCATACTCCATTAATAGTGAAATTTTTTTTAAATGGTTTCCCACTTTTATTCATCTTCTCACTATTAGGGTGTACCAAATCGGGATGTTTTTTTTCTGACTTTTCAGAATTTTTCTGCAAAGCAAAAGTACATACCCAATTAGGATCCTTTGGTTTTTGATTAACAGCCTCCATATTATCCTCCTATTAATTGCTGTTTTCTATTTTTAAAAGCAAGCATAATTTCTTCTGCTTTACTTTTATTTTCTTTAGATAGCTTGGTTAAGAAATCTTTATTTTCTCTTGCAAGCTGCTCTAAATTACCTTGATGAGAAGTGTTTTGTATCCTCTCCAAAATAATATCTGAATGGTCTAATTTTATTCCCTGGCTCTCGGTTCTTTTTTCGGGTGGCATTTCAACATTTGAATAATATTTGCCGTGTATTCCTAGAGCTTTAAGTATAGCTCTATCGACAGCTCTTTTTTCTGCAACTGATATTGGATAAGCAAAAGTATTATTTAAAGGAGATACTTCTCCTAAAGTTTCAACTGTTTCTCCTTGGTACTGAGCCGTTGCTTTAACTACTGCGCAGCTCTTACTTAAATCACAATTAACTAATTCAATATTAGTTATAACTCCAAACTCTCTTGCCATTTTTTCTACTTCATAATGTTGGATTATTTTATTTCCGTTATCCATTTTAATTGTTCCCCCGCTAGATAAACCAGCAAGGTATTGATCCAGCGAGGGAAATTTTAGGATTTTACCCATAGAGAGATACTCCTATTAAGAAAGCCAGGCAAAGAATAACTGCTGCTGCTAAACGAAACCTGGCTCTCCGTATTCGGAAAGAAGAGGGAGAAAAAGACATTTGTTTTTCGGTTCTCTTTCCAAATTTTTCTTTCAGCACATACTGCTGATAATTAATCATATTTATTTTATCCATAATTCAATGATCTCCACTATTAAAACTCCAGCTAATAACAAAGCTAAAATTGTATGATAGATATGCCAAACCACATCTCTACTTTTCTTTTGATCTTGATTTATTCTTGGTAAATTTTTTTTATCCATTATGTTAATCCCCACAATCTAGTTGCTTTTAATTTATGATCTCCCATACCATTCCAAAAAAAATGATCGAAGTTAGGAATAATGTCATCTACCCAGGTTGTTTTTCCAGCATGACGCTCCATAATTTTTTCTCTGTTTGAACAGATTTGGTTCATTTTAATTAGGAATTTTTCTAAATTTTTAGGTTTTAATTGATCGCAATTATCTGGAGTATAAACCCAGTAGCCATCTTCATTAACAACTACTAAATGAGGTTTTTTTCTTGTTGCTAAATAATAAAAAGCAACTTGTAAAATATGTTGAAACCAGCCTCTGTATTTTTCTTGCTTATCATCCTCTGGACCAAGGATCTTTGCATTAGAAAAAGTATAAGATCCATCTTTTCTTGGTCTATTCTTTTTTCTCCATTTAGTTTTTAATTCTATAAAATTATATTGATCTTCAAAATCCACTCTCCCAATAACTGGCAGCTGACAATCTGGAAGATCCAGGCTAACAGATCTCTCGCATTCTATCTCTCCCTTTAATCCGACAGACTTAATTGCATCCTGGCAATTCTTCCAGGTTAATGCAAAACCTAATTTATTTTGTTCATGTTGGTTTTTATCTTTGTCATCTGCTGGAGAATATTTATTAAATTGATCTATAGCTGTATCAAATATTTTTTTTTCTAAAGGAATTTGTTTTTTAATTAATCCAGATCCTCTTTCATATTCCCAAACAAATTTTCCAAATTGTTTCTGACCCAGCTCTCCAATCCAATTCCCACATTTCATTTGAGAATTAACTGGCAGCTCTCGTCTTTCTTCCTGGGTAAGATAAAGATATTTATATCCCCATTGATCTTCTTCTGTATTTATTTGAGAGGGACTATGATGGTTTAATCCGTAAAGTTTAACCCAATCTGGAAGAGTTTTTATTCCAGCTATCCATTCATTTAGAGCTTTTTCTGCTGCGTCTTTTTTTAAAATCACAATGGAACATTATTAGAACAACGGAGAATTTAAGGCAAACGAAAAATGACTTTTATGCAATTTTATGCACAAGATGCAATTTCCAGGTGTATTATTTATTGATATTTTGCAGTAATTGAGGATCGTATTTAACTTTAACTGGAGAGGCAATTTCAAAATCTGTTGGGACCAAACTTTGGCATAAATCATTTATCGGTTCTTTTGTATAATTATGCAATATATCAAAAGTACCATCTCCATTTGGTTTAAGCAGCGCAATAACTGGCTGGCAATCTTTAGATTTTTTTCCAATTTTATCTTTGAAACTTTGAGATGCTTTTAAATAACAAATTTTTCCAATAGCATTTTTAACAAACTTTTTATTTTGTGGCATATCAAATAACCAAATTTCTCCATCCGTGCTTGTACCTGGACAATCCATCAAAACAGCTCTTATATTTTCATGGTAATATTCGTAAGGTATTTTAATTCTATTTATCTCATCCATTGGTTCTAAAATACAATCCCAATTACATTTATATCTTAAATGAATATCTTGAGTAGGTTGGTACACTTCCGTTGGATGAATATTTAAAACTTTTGCAATTTTTTCTGCATTATCCCAAGAGATAGCTCTTGAATTTTTTATCCATCTATTAATTGTTGATGCGTCTTTTTTAACTTTTTTTGCAAACTCTACTTGGCTCATATCAGCGTCTTTAAGTAGCTTATGCAATAACATTTCTGTCTCTTCTATATGAGAGTTTTTTATTAATTTTAATTTGTCATTTGATATTGCCATAGTGTCAATATAATTTCTATGATGTAATTTGCAAGGAAAAATTTAAAAATTTTCAAAAAAATTTAGTTAAAATCATAGGTATTTTTATTAACAAGTATTAGAAGTTGTGTGAAATACGGGGATATTGAATTTGCTGGGGATTAAACTGCATAACTTGCAAATGTTCTCTTGACTAAAAGTCAAAGCATACTGTATCAGCAAAAAGATGACTTTGGAACAGTATAGAAAATCAAAAGGATATTCATATAAAAAATTAGCAGAAATTTTAGGCATAACTGGAGTATCTCCAGAAAGTACAGTTTGCAGATGGTGTCAAAAATCAAGGATGCCAAAACCCAAAAACATACAATTAATCCAGGAGAGAACAGATGGGAAAGTTAAGCCAGCGAGTTTCTACTCGTAAAAAAAAAAAATTAAAAGGGACCATTGATGATTATCCGTTGGTTAAAATCACTACTCTTGATTGGGTTTCTCATTCTGAATGGATGCACATCGACAAAGCAAGGAGACTTAAACCCGATAAGTGTTTTGCGGTGGGTTATCTCCTCACAGAAAACAGATCTGTCGTTCAAGTCTTTGGTTCCTATTCCTATGACGAAGATGGATCAATCTCAGTTGGAACAATAGAAACAATCCCTGGTTCCTGGGTATTAGAGGTTAAAAAAATTTAATGAATTATATTTTATACCCAATAACTGCAGCTCTATTTTTTTTCTATATTTTTTTGCTTTTTCAGGAAACAGCTTTCGCAAATAAAAACTGGACACCAGAGTTTAAAGAATTTTGCCAGGCTTATATGCCGTATGTAAATAAGTATGAGGGAATAAATGCTGGATGCTGCGAAATCAATCATCCAAGCAATGACATTTTAAAAGAGGGATGGAAAGGAGAAACATTATTATTTTGTGATGGAAAAGAAATCGTGTAAATGCGCTGAAAAAATTAAGCAGCTTAAAGAAGATAGAGATAGATTGGCTGAGGAAAATTCTAATATTTTAACAGTTAGCAGCTCTCATAAAGAATTAAATGGAGATCTAAGAAAAGAGCTAGATCAAGTTAAGGAAGATAATAAAAAGCTGGCAAAACAAATTTCAGATTATCAACAAAACTACATAAGGATTGATGGAAAAAAATAAAGTTTATCCCCAGAGTGTTCAGATTGATATTTCTCGTTGCCATAATTGGGAGGTATATAATTTTAATGGCTCGTAATAATTATTTCGATAAAGGAGATCCATACTCCGAATGGCACAGATCTTTAAAAAATGATCTGAGATATGTCGATATTGATAGTTGCGGAATTTGCAATAAATGCAAGCAGCCTATTTACCTGGCGGAGACAACTTTCGATGTGGGTCAATCCTGGAAAGCTACTACTGCAACAGAGTGGTTAGCTCACGCTGCCAATCTCCCAAGTTTTTTAATTTTTTATAAAGTTAATGAAAATAGAGAAGTTATTAGTTTAAGAATTAAGCAGCTCACGCCAATTAAAGATCGAAAAGAATTTTTATTAAAACCCGAGGCTTGGGTTCAAGCAATGGAGCTGCTCCAGGATCGCCATAACTTAGTTTGTAAAAAGAGGGATGTAGCGTGAATTTAAAAATTTTATCTTTGGGAGCTGGGGTACAATCATCAACTTTAGCATTAATGATGGAAAAAGGATTAGCTCCTAAGCCAGATTATGCAGTTTTTTCCGATACCCAGGGAGAGCCTAAAGAAGTTTATAAATGGCTGGAGTGGTTAAAAACGCAGCTCTCATTTCCAGTATTAGTTATATCTGCTGGTTCTCTTCCAGAGGCTTTAAGAAAATCTAATAGAGATGAATATGTAAGAGGAGCAACAATTCCAATGTTCACTAGAAATAAAAAAACTGGAAAAAAAGGAATTATTCGTAGAGCTTGTACTTCAACTTTTAAAATAGAACCTATTACAAAAAAAATAAGGGAGCTGCTTGGAGTTGCTAAAGGTAGAAAGGTTCCTAAAGAGCATCATGTTCAGCAATTTTTTGGAATTTCCAGGGATGAGCCTCAAAGAATGCGGACTAGCTCATATCATTACATAACTTTTAATTATCCATTAATTGATCTTAAAATTACCAGGCAAGGCTGCAAAGATTGGATGAAAGAAAATGGTTATCCAGAGCCTCCTAGATCTGCTTGCACATTTTGTCCCTATCACGACAACACCGAGTGGCAAAATGTAAAAGCTAATAAAGAGGAATGGGAACAAGTATTAAAATTAGATGAGGATTTAAGAACGGGATTGCGTGGGACCAATAGAACCGAAGTAGAATATTTTTTGCATAGATCTGCCGTACCTTTAAAAGATGCGGATCTTACTATTAAAAAGAAAAAGGATGAGCCTAGTTTATTCGATGGAATTTGTGAGGGTATGTGCGGAGTTTAATTGAAAGTTTAATTGATGTGGGATCTGGGTTTATTTTAGCTCTATTAATCCAAATATACATATTTCCCTGGTTTGATCTTCATCCCAGTATTTTTGATAGCTTAGGGATAGCTGCAATATTTACAATAGTTTCAATCACTAGATCCTGGATGTGGAGGTTAGTTTTTAAAAAGATATGAGTTATTATTTCATGGGAGATCTAAATATATTGCATGAGAAACGGCTAACAGCTAACGACAAATTAGTTTATTTTACTTTGGTTTCTTTTATGAAAAAGGAGGATGGTACTGCTTTCCCAAGATACGCCACAATCTCAAAACGCTGCGGTCTAAGTAAAAGCTCAATCCAAAAATCAGTTAAACACCTTGCCAAGCTAAACTTTATAACTACAAAACGCTTACAATCGACAAATAAATATCTTTTATCTCAACAATTAGCTTTAGAGACATTAGTTAAGAAAAAACAGAAGATGATGCTCTCTGGCAACTCTGAGAGTTATAATAGGCGAGTATTAATAAAACCATATAATTATACTAATACTAGATATAAGAATAATGTTAATAACTATAATAAGAGCAATTCTCTCCCCCCGACTACTGAACAACCATTATTAGCATATAAAGGAAAAAAATATAAAGAAAGTGGAAGAGAGGGACATTGGATCGAGTATTATTGTAAAGAAGATGGATCGCAGATCCGAAAACATAGCTTTAAGAATATAATCGAGGAAAAAAAAACTTCAAACGATAAATTTAATGCTGCTGCCGAAAAGGTGGTAGCTTGCGCCTCCTAGCTCATAAAATAGTAGAAATCTTTGAAGTTGCGGGTAGAGCTGATCGAATGATGCCAGCTCCTACAAAACCTGGAACACCCAAAATGTTTGATTTATTACAAATGTCTTATGACCCAAAAGATATTGGATATTATGACAAAAAGGGATTGAGGTTAAGAGCTAACTCAAAACAGATAAGCTGCTGGGAAATGGCTATTGAGCTGCTTGGTAAGCTCCAGGATGTCGAACAAAGACGATTGGTATGGTCAAGAGCCATGCGATATAATTGGAGTGTTTTAGGTCGTCAATTTGGCTGCCATCGAGTGACTATTAAAAAGAGATATAAGACAGTAATCCTGGATCTTGAAAGTAGGCTCGATAAATCAATGCTAGACAGAATAGACAATTTAATCTAAAGGAATAAATAGGGTCAAAGTAGTGTGTTTTAATGGCTGGAAAACCTCTTCATAAGATCCAATGTGAGAGCTTTACTCGAGGCTCTAAATTTACCAAGCAATGTTTGTGTAAAGGATATTTCCAGAAAACTTCTGGTAAGTATCGATGCAAATATCATGGTGGAGCATCTACTGGACCAAGATCCATGGATGGTAAGATTAAAGCATTAAGAAATTTAAAACATTTTAAAAATAAAACAGAAGAAGAATTAATTAAATGGATAAAGCAGAAAAGATATGCGAAAGATTAGAGTTGGGAGAGCCGCTCTCAACTATTTGTAAAGATAAAGATATGCCAGATGTTTCTACAGTTTATAAAAAATGTAGAGAAGATGATAAGCTAAAAGAAAAAATAATGGCAGCTCGTCAAATGGGAGTGTGGACTTTGCTTGATAAGATAGCAGAAGATCAACAGATCCCAAAGTCTCCTCAAGAGACACATTTTTTAAGAGAAAAGTGGAGCCACATTAGATGGCTTGCAACTAAATTAGCAAGCAGCACATTTGGCGACAAATCACAAATTCAACAAAAGATAGATAATCATTTAATCATAAGTTGGGGAGAGCCAAAGGATGATAAAGAAATTAAAACAGTTATGGATCAAGTATCAAGTGTGGATGTTAAAGAATTACCTGGAGCTGAGCGGGATAATACAAAAGCATGATAAGAAGAAAAAGAAATAAGACTAAGAAAGTTCTATTTCAGCAGCGTCATCCATGCTCCTCGCCAGCGTGTTATGGAGTTCTAAGAGCCTGGATAATGGGAGCGGTAGGTATGATACCTATCGATAAATGAGATAAACAATAACTAATTGATAAGATCAGAGGATTATGGGAGGATTAAGTGGATTTCTTGCATATAAAACAGAATAAAATGGAGGAACAAACCAGGGGTACACCCCAAAATTCCACCGCAGTTTTTAAGAATATATATATAGGGAGTTTGAGACACAGCCACACAGACAAACGACCCACTTGTTCACTTTGCCAAGCCAAAGCGGATATTAAAGAAAATAAAATTTATTTTTGCGCCAGCTGCAAATGTAAGATGGAGGGAATAACTTAATGGCACACAATAAATACATGGATAAAATTATAACAGCTATGGTTTTCACAAACGATGAAACAAATGGTTTGGTTATACATATAAACGGATTTGAAAACGAACAGCAAGCAAACAAGTTTGCAAAAAAATTAATGAAGAATAGTGGTATCGAATATAAATCTATTTCAGATATTTTCGATTTGCCAACTGTTCACTAACCTGGGGGGAAAGATGATGTTAGGAATAATAGACAAAATTGAACACTACTGGAAAGATCACAAAGAGGCTGTGATTATTGTAGCTGTTGTAGTTGTTGTTTTAGCGATTATGTAATGAAAGTACAAATACCTTATACACCTAGACCATTACAAGCTGAGCTACATAATAGTTTAGATAAGTATAGGTTCGCAGTATTAAGCTGCCATAGGCGGTTTGGCAAAACAGTATGTATGCTTAACCACCTTATTAGAGCAGCTCTACAGAACCCGTTGAAAAATCCGAGGTATGCGTATATTGCGCCAACATATAAACAAGCTAAAGC